TAACAGTTTTGTGAGAGCCAGAGAAACGCAGTCACTTGCCGACTTAAGATCATCGGTTGTCAGGTGACCTCTCAAGCTTGCCTCACGAGCCAGACGCTGGTGATACACTTGCGCGTCAGGGTGGAGCAATCCCTCCTTGCGTAACTTTTGTCGCATCAAGCCGCCGAGCCCTTTCTGGAAAAACATATTCCATGTGGGTTCTTTAGCACAGGTGCGGTCACGCTCGAAGTTCTTGGGTACGGTGAAGACCCCGTTACCATCCACGATTGTGAATCTATAATCGCGGAGGCCAGCCCACTTAGCGAAAGCTAGGCCGTAGGGTAGTGCATCTTTGGTAATGTGGGAACCCTCTGCCCACTTCTTAGGAATCGCAGCGATTTCGCGACGAAATTCCGTCGTTGCTCCTGAGGAGAAGTTACATGCACGGACATGTTGGTCCATACAGTAGTTCCCAAGGATCTCATGTACGATGCGCTTCGCGCGTAGCAAGTAGCGTTGAATCCGTAAAGGCACTCTAGCGTTGCTAAACTCTAGCGCTTCGAACAGCCGGTCATTGGTTGCCCGGCACGTCTCTTCAGATGCCTTGAGGATCTCAATTGCGGCCGCCTTGCGGTCAGCAGCAGAAATTGATCCTTTTTGGTATTTCTTCAGAGCGTGAGCCTTAACGTACCAATATTTGAACCATTGATACGACTCCACGCCTAGAAAGGCACGCTTACGCGCGTCTTCCATAAACGCTTTTACAGCAGGGTTCTCGGGGTCCGTGAGGGCCCTCCGTATACTGCTGTGGAGATTTCGGAGCTGATCTTTACCAAACCGAACGAGCGAAGGCTCTGCCTTCTTACTCATAACATACTCCTCTGGGGTGGTGTTAGGGTGCCATGGAACTGTAGTTACCTACAGCGCGAGTTGTTAACTCGCCTGAGCCAGGTTGGTGACAGATCCCGTAAATAGGGATGTCAGCACCAAATCCTGGATACGGTCCAGCGCATCCGTTCGGTTGGCGGACGGGAGATCGCGAGCGAACCGAAACGTCACGTCGATGATGGTATCATCCATCTTCGTGGTGTCACAGCAGCC